CTGGATTCTGCTTTGCTGACTCGCAGGCTGCCCTCACCTTGTCCATCCCCACCGTGATGTCCAGAGACGGGTTGGCCTTCTTCCAGACCTTCGGATCAGTCCAGTCGTCACCCTCATCCGCCCCATAGATCACCGGGTAAAAAGTCGGGTCGATCTTCCGGCCTTCCAGGATATCCTTTGCCTTCTGGTGCGTCTCATAGCAGATGGAGTTGGTATCCGTCCCCGCTGTAGTGATATAAAAGAACAGGGGCTGCATCCTGGCGTCACCGCTACCTTTTGTCATAACATCAAACAGTCTCCTGTCCGGAGCCGCATGCAGTTCATCATAGACCACTCCATGGATGTTGAATCCATGCTTGGAATAGGCTTCCGAACTGAGTACCTGATAAAAAGAATTGGTCGGCAGGTAGATGATCCGTTTCTGGGATGCCAGAATCTTTACTCGCTTGGAAAGCGCCGGACACATCCGCACCATATCCGCCGCGACATCAAACACAATCGCCGCCTGCTGCCGGTCCGAAGCGCAGCCATACACCTCTGCACGCTCCTCCCCGTCCCCACAGGTCAGCAGCAGAGCCACCGCCGCTGCCAGTTCTGATTTCCCCTGCTTTTTGGGGATCTCAATATATGCCTGGTTGAACTGCCGGTATCCATTCTCTTTGATCGTCCCAAACAGATCCCGGACAATCTGCTCCTGCCAGTCAATCAGTTCAAACTTTTTCCCTGCCCATTTTCCTTTCGTATGGCACAGGCTCTCAATAAACGCCACCGCGTAGTCCGCAGCCTCTTTGTCATAATGGGAACCTTTCGCCATGAACCTGGTCTGCTTATACTTCTTCAGTTTTCTCATGACGATTCCCTCCTAATATTCAGATTGGCGTACTCACCATACAATCTGCTGGCAGCACGATCTCTTGCCGCAGCTGCCGCTTCCGCAGAAATAAAAAGACCGAGATAGATTTTCTTTCCATCCCGGCTGATATATGCCTCATATTTCTCGGCCTTCTTATGATAACTTACGCCTTGATATCCTGACGAATTTGTACATCGGATCCTCTGGTTGAACATATTCTGCTGATGAGAGCATATCCGCAGGTTCTTTCTGCGATTATCCAGCTTATTGCCAGATATATGATCTACTTCATACCCTGGCTCCGGTTTCATCAGATATCTGTGCAAAGGTTCTGTCCGAGCGCCGCCTGGCATCTTCCTGCTTGTGTGTGAAACCGGATACCCTCTTTTTCCCAACGACCATGTCCTTTGCGATACAGCAGGAAAATCTTCCGCGTCAATCAAAAAGAAACTGCCATTCCGAAAGAAAATCCGAAGAGACTGCCTATCAGAAGAATATTCAAAAGAATTTCTCACAGCTGCATCATCTCCTTACACGTATTTCAGCCACTGCCTGTATACTTCACTGGCAATGTTCGCCATCATCACCGGCGGCACGCTCATCCCGCAGACATAATTGACTTCCTGGTTCATGAAATCATAATCTTCCGGAAACGTCTGTGTCGCCACATAATCATGAGCGGAATACTTTTCCCCGTCACAGAACCTTGCCATGGTAGAACGGGCTGTATTGGTCGGCGCCACCCGGCAGTCTTCCACAATGGCATTGTTGAACATGGACAGTTTTCCGCGTTCCCTAAGGGAAATGTCCGCAAAGCAGGTATCCCCCTGCTTTCGTTTGCTGATCAGTTCCATCATCAACGGTTTCTGGAACGGAATGCCATGCTCACTCCGCACTTCTCCGAAACGGATCGGATTCTCATGGAAATCCAGCTTCAGCTTCGGCAGGTTCAGGTCATTCCTGCGAGCAATAAAAAAGACACGTCTCCTCCGCTGCGGAACCCCCATGGTGTGGGCGTCCAGCAGGAAGATCTGTGTCACATAGCCCGCCGCATTAACCGCTTTCAGCAGTTCATTCACATAGCCCCTGGCGTTGCCTTTCAGCAGGCCGGAAACATTTTCCGCAATCACTGCCTTGGGCTTTAAAATCTCCGCTGTCCGGATGAAATGCAGGAACAGATCATCCAGCCGCTGTTTCTTCTGTCCTTCCCGGAATGCCTTTTCCTGTCCCCATGCTTTCTCCCTGTCCCCGGCAGTAGAGAATACAGAACAGGGCGGCGACCCGTCCAGGATATCCAGATGTCTTAATTCTTCCGGATAGACCTGCAGCCGGTTGAACTCCCGGATATCCATGAGATACGGATATTTCGGATGATGGTTCTGCTTGTACAGCTTCATCATCTCCGGGTCAATCTCGCAGTTCCCCAGCACCGTATACCCCGCAAGTTTATATCCCATGGAAGAACCACCGCCGCAGGAAAAACAGCTGAATACCGTCCTTCCGTTCTTTGGAACGTCTTTCAGGTCATCCAGCCGCCATTTCCAGGGGAAACGGTGGTCAGTTGAATTTAAAGCCGCATCTTGGGCATTCGTGCGCGAATTCCTCATCCCCAAACTCCCCCTCGTCATACTCCTTATTGCTGCCGGTATCGTCCGGATCCTCACGGACCGCGAACAGGTCTGTTACCTCGTCCTCACGGAAACCGGTCAGGGATACGTCAAAGTCCTCTCCCTGCAGGCTTTCAATCTCAATCCGCAGAAGTTCCTCATCCCATCCGGCGTCCATGGCCATACGGTTGTCTGCCAGGATATACGCCTTCTTCTGAGCTTCGGTCAGATGATCCGCCAGCACGCATGGAACTTTTTCCAGCCCTTCCTCCTGTGCGGCCAGCACACGCCCATGCCCTGCGATAATACCGCAGTCTCCGTCAATGATTACCGGATTTAGAAATCCGAATTCCCGGATGGATGCCCGCAGCTTTGCAATCTGCGCCGGGGAATGGATCCTTGCGTTGTTGATATACGGCACCAGCTTCGCGGTCTCTACCATCCGCATTTTATGTTCCATCTCACATTCCTCCATTTCTTGCCCGGAGCAGCCGCTCCATCACATCATCCTGGGGCGTAGACCCCTGCCACTCCACCGAGCAGTTTTCCTTCACCACCTGGTAGATCTGATACCAGATCTGGTTGACCTGCTTCATATACTGCTGAGACATGGAAACATACGGGGATGCGATGGCATTCCCGGTTGTGGGATGCTTGGCAAGGAAACCATACTCCGAAATACATTCCTCGCACTGGATCCACCGGGATACGGACACCGCGTACTGCTCCACCAGCTGGATATTGACCAGCCGGTCACATCCCCGCTCCCTCAGCCATTTCCATGTCTCTTCATACACCTCCGCCGCGCAGAAGCTTTTTCCGCTTTTCTGCTTCGCTTTCAGGTAATCCTTCACCGGCGGCATTTCTTCCCCGGACATTTCCGAAGGCTCCGGCAGGTCCAGGACCATTGCCGTGCTGCCGTCATTAATCCGGTCTGTCAGCGCTTTCTTTTTCCTTCCAGCGCCGACCCTTGCGCCGCCCCGGCCTGTCCCATCCCTGGCCATGGCCTTCACCTCTTTCCTTTCCGGGAGCAATACCCCCTTTGATTTCCATTTTTTGTACACGACACCCCCGCACCGTTCCCCAAAAGAAAAACCACAGAGATTTTGACCGCCCCTCCCCCGGATGAAATTTCACCGGTTATGCCAGCGGTCTCCATTCTCCGCATGGATCTTCGCGTGGCAGGAACGGCACAGGGCGATCAGGTTGCTCCGCTCATGGGTGCCGCCTTGAGACAGCGGCAGCTTATGGTGGATCTCCTCGGTCTTCACATACCGCCCTGCCTTCAGGCACTGCTCACACAGCGGATGCTCCGATGCGTATTTATCGCGGATCCGTTTCCATGCCCGCCCGTATCTGCGGCGTACAGCAGGATCCCTGCCGTACTTCTCGTAGCGGCGGTTCTCTTCTTTCTGGTGTTCCTCACAAAACCTTCCCTCTGTCAGGTTCGGGCATCCCGGCCAGGAACATGGCCGTTTCGGTTTTCTCGGCAATACTCCCACCTCCTTCGGGCATAAAGAAAGCCCTGGGGAATCGCTTCCTCAAGGCTCTCTTTTTATTTTCCGCATCTTAACAATATCATACTTCCATACTGCATATCTATAGCATTTACTGCCAACTTTCAGGGATCACGATTTTTTTCAGCGTCTCATCATGGAGCCGGAACACTTTCCTCATACTCATGTTCAGCGTTGTAGCGATCTGCTCCCATTTCACCATCCGCAGATACCTCTCTTCCAAAATGATCTGGCATTCCGGGTCTTCCACCTGCTTGATGCACCGGCGGATCACCTGTTTCAGGTTCAGAAGTTCATTGGCATCCCTCTGGATCTCCCTCTGCAGATCCAGAATCTTCACAATAATATCCTCTGTTTTATGAATGTTCCGGTTTGGGCTTCCAGGCATATCGCTCACTGTTGAGACTGCCTTTTTCGCCAGCTCATTTAAAGACGCCACCTGTTCCAGCTTGCTGTTGATCCGCTCGTCCACATAATACGCCTTCATCAGAAAATCCTTTACCGCTGTCTGCTGCTTATCCATAAGCCACCTCCGATTGAAATCTGTAAATAGTTCCCCTCGGATTGCCTCCTTTGATTGACTCTGTTTGTCAGATATCTTCCTGAAGTTTACGGATCAGGAATTCCCCATCCACGTTTGTAAGACGCTGATACCAGCCAGAACGGAAAAATCTCTCAATCTGCAAAGCCTCATCTAATGCTTCCCGGTTCGCGGGATTCTTTTTGGCCCGCTTCAAAAGCCTCCGGTAATCCTCTGCCGCCTGCGCGATGACCGCGTTCGCAAGGTTCTCATAAGGATCCCCTATCTGTTTATTGACAATCGCCATGTCCCATCACCTCCGCTTTCACGGCATCGATCAACGCCTTTTGTGTATGGTCTTTTGTTTCCAGCGCGCGCATGATCTGTTCATCAATGGTCTTCGCCGCAAGGATGTGGATTACGGACACCGTCTCTTTCTGTCCCTGCCGCCAAAGCCTCGCCACCGTCTGCTGGTACAGTTCCAGGCTCCATGTAAGCCCGAACCACACCAGGATATTCCCGCCGCTCTGAAGGTTCAGGCCATGTCCGGCGGATGCCGGATGGATCAGCCCCACAGGGACTTCCCCCTCATTCCACCGCCGGATATTCCGCTCCTGATCCAGTCTGGCGAAGCCGATCTTAAGTCCGGAAAGCCTTTCCTGGATCCGTTCCAGGTCATGCTGGTACCAATACGCCGCAAGGACCGGCTTCCCGTTCGCCGCCTCAATGATGTCCTCCAAAGCATCCAGCTTCCGGTCATGGATCGTTTCATAAGTGCCGTCATCAGAATATACCGCTCCGTTTGCTATCTGGGACAGCTTCCCGGACAGCGCTGCCGCATTCGCGGCTGTCACTTCCCCTTCCGGCAGCTGTAAAAGAAGATCCCGCTTCATCCGCTCATATTTTACAAGTTCCGGTTCATCCAGATGTACCATGTATCTGGAATTCACCAGTTCCGGCATCTTCAAATGATCCGCTGATTTCATGGAAATCGTGATATCAGAGATCCTGTCATAGATCGCTTCTTCCGCCCCCGGAAGGAGTTTATAGCTGTATACGACATGCCCGTTCTTCTTATCCGGCATGAAATACCGGCTCCGGTACTGCCCGATAAACCTTCCCAGTCTCTGCCCCATATCCAAAAGCTTATATTCCGCGAACAGGTCCATCAGGCCGTTGGAAGAAGGCGTCCCTGTCAGGCCAACAATCCGTTTCACCTTCGGCCGCACCTTCATCAGCGCTTTGAACCGCTTCGCCTGCCAGTTCTTAAAAGACGACAGCTCATCCACCACTACCATGTCATAATCAAACGGCAGGCCGCTCTTTTCCACCAGCCACTGGACATTTTCCCGGTTGATCAGGTAAATATCTGCCCTTGCTTCCAATGCCGCCATCCGTTCTGTCTCTGTTCCCACTGCCACGCTGTAGCGGAGATCCGATATATGGTCCCATTTTTCGATCTCATCCGGCCAGCTCATTTTTGCCACCCGGATCGGCGCGATCACAAGCACCTTGCGGATTTCAAAACGGTCAAACATCAGGTCATGGATCGCCGTCAGCGTGATGGATGTCTTCCCAAGCCCGCATTCCAGAAATACCGCCGCCGTCTCATGCTCCTTGATATATTCCGATGCATAAACCTGGTAATCATGCGGTTCGTATTTCATCAATGATCCCTCCAATCTGCCCTGAGTCATCCAGCACATACACCCGATACCCCAAAGACCGCAGCAGCCCATGCCTGGACTCCTGCAATGGCCTTGCTTTCTTCCCCGGAGCCTTTACTTCCACAAAGCCCATCCTCCCGCCCGGCAAAAGCACGATCCTATCCGGCAGGCCATCAAATCCAGGCGCCGTCCATTTGGGGCAGATCCCGCCTGCTGCCTTCACCGCTTTTACCAGCTTCTGCTCCACTGTTTTCTCTCTCATATGTCCTCCTATTTCCAGAACGACAGAACCCAAAATCCCTTACGCGCGTATATATGCGCGTTATACGCACCCCATTTCTTTAAAAAACATCATTTATTTGTACTATAAAGAAATAGATGTTCTCCCGTTCCTTTTCACCTCAAAACCGCCCGTAAAATCAGGCTTTTTCCAGGAACAGCGGACAGGAACAGAACAAGCGCCGGTTCTGTTCCCATACGGTGTTCCATTGTTTTATCCGTTCCGCCTGTATATCCTCTGCTTGCCGTAGATTGGCAGGACTTTTGCCTTCCCGGTCCTGCTCCACCCGTCCATTCTCTCCATGATGGTCGCAATGGAATAGCTGTCCGATGGCTTCATATCCTCTTTCGCCTTTCCGAAGCATTCGCACCAGATCTCCATATTAGAGACTTCCATCCGGCGGACGCTGCCGCCCGGCCGCATCGGGTCATCCGCGTCCCGGACATAGTCGCGCCGCTTATAGACATCCATAGAGTTCCAGGTGTCCGGCAGGAGCATATCCAGGTATTCCTGCACCAACCCTTCCCGGTCGTCCCGTTCCATCGCCGCCCGCTGCTCTTCTTTGGCATAGTCTTCCAGTTCCGGTGAAAGATACAGCTTCTCCCCGGCTTTGGCATATACCATGACCTCTGCCCAGACCTGCTTGACCGTATCCTCATCCATATCCCAGGGCTTGTACTTCCCGCTTCCCGGCACCTTCACATTCCAGTACCTTCTGTTCCCGGTAATGTCCCTGAGGTACCCGTTCTGGCTGTTGGTGGTGCCGAAGAACACGCACTGTCTCGGATGGGGCGTCACCCTTCTTCCGAAGCTTGCCCGGTACTTGTCATCCTGCCTGGAAATAAAGGCTTTCACCTTATCCAGGTCCGCTTTCCGCATCCCGGCCAGTTCCCCGATCTCCATGATCCAGTAGCCCTGCAGCTTCTCCGCCGCCGTCTTGTCATTCATATCCGACAGGTTCAGGCTGTCCGAGTACCACTCGCCGCCAAGCTTCGCGATCAGCGTGCTCTTTCCGATCCCCTGGTCCCCGTTCAGAACAATCATGCTGTCAAACTTGATTCCCGGATGGTACACCCGGCAGTAAGCCGCGCACAGCTCTTTCCTTGTAACTGCCCGTACATATGGAGTGTCCTCCGCCCCAAGATAATCGATCAGCAGCGTATCCACGCGCTCCACCCCGTCCCAATCAGGAAGCGTATCAAAGAACTCCCGGATCGGATGGTAGGACCGGTCATCCACGGCCTTCGTAACGGCGATATCATAATTCCTGGCAGAAAATGTCCCGTATGCCGCGTCCACATAGCAAATCAGCTGGGCGTCATCCGCGTCCCGCCAGAACTTGGCCGGATGCGGCCAGGGAACGTTTCCCCGGATCTCCATGCCGTCCGCCAGCTGGTTGAACACAATTCCTTTCAGGTTCTCATCATTCTCCAGGATCAGCATGAGGTTGTGCAGGTTATTCTTAAGTTCCATACTCTTCTTTTCATACTGAAGCTGCTTCTTCCACGCGTCCGGATCCGCTTCGTCAAAATCCTCCGCTGCCGCCTGCCGCTTTTCCTCAAAGATACGGAGTTTCACCCGCTCATCCGCCGCGGCGAATTCGGCCATGGCATTATAGGACTTTTTCGGGTCATCATCCGGGAACTTATGCACCCTCACTGCGTCAAAGGCGTTCAGCAGCTGCCCGCAGGCCGGATCCGTCGCGTGGAAACTGTAGGAAAACTTCTCATCAATGATGATGACACCAGCGGAACTATCTGCTGGGATATAGTCATACCTCCCTTCCATCGCCGACGGTGCGTAAACATCCGGCAGGAACTTTTCAATCGCTTCCCGGATCGGATAAGTACGGCAGAACGCCCCCACCGCGCCGGTCTTTGCAAGCGGGTCCGCCTGCTGTTTCGCAGCTTTTTTCACCGCTTCCGATTCCCTGGACGATACCGGCCAGGTGGAAACATCCCGCCAGTCATCGTACATCCCCAGGTAAGCGTCCGGATCCAGGATGTCGCCGTCCATGACCTGATAGACATACTCCCCGTTGCGTGACGTGGAAGGCCAGTACATCAGCCGGTGCGGCTGGTACGTGGTATCATCAAACAGGTCCATCCCGATCTCCTGCGCTACCTTGCGGGCAAGGGCCGGGTATTCCTCCTCGGACACATCCCTTTTCAGCGGGAAGATCAGCCGCAGCCGGGGCGCCTCCGGCGTATGCTTGTGCGTGGAGTACACGCACAGCTCATGGGAATTAAGCAGGGAAAGCTCATCCAGGATGTCCGGCGTGCCGTGGTCCATGTCCAGCGTCAGCATGGACCGGCACAGAACCGTCCCGGTCTTTCTCCTGCCGCCCCGCAGATGCCCGCCCACAAAGCCGCCCACATCCTTGACAGCGTCCTGCTGGGGCTTTGTCATCTTCCGGTATTCCTCCACCGTTTCCGTAGTAGTCTGCGTGGTGCTCACCCTCCTGCAGAAGTCATCCCAGGAGATCTCATTGTTCTTCCATCTTTTCTCCATACGGGAATTTCCATACGCAATCTTCATCCTGCCATCCCCTCCTTTTCCCGCAGGTCATCGGTAAAATACCGGATCTTCTTGCGCAGTTTCCTGGCCTTTTCAATCTCAGCGGCCATGCCTTCGGAGACCGTATCCCCGAACACCCAGACCTCTTCGCATTTTCCCATAAACACAATCCCCATCTTCAGCCCCAGCCACCGTTCCGTTTCCTCATCCAGGTACTGCGGGCAGAGCAGGTGCGGGGCAATCGGGATGCAGTGCCTCTCCACCGCGAACCTGGAAAACGCCCTGGCCCGGAACGTGTTCTTCTCCACGTCTCCCGCGTAAGGCGAACAGATATAGACCAACGGGCGGTACGCGGCTGCCGCCCTGGCCGCCCGCTCTTCCGCCTCAATCCTGGTCAGCGCTTCATATACCACGGGATCGTAATAACCCTCGCTGTTATACTTGCTGATCCCCATGCTCAGTTCCCCCTTTCGATCAGCGGGAGGATCCCGTCCGCTTTCAGCAGGTCATAGATGAAAAGCCTTCCTTTCTGCGTCCAGTACGTATGCACCTTCGTATGCGTTGTCCCGTCATACGCCGGATAGGCATGCGTCTTCGTGCTGGTATAGCCGCACCCGGCATATTTCTGGTACAAAAGCCAGATCTTTCCCCCCTGCTTATACTGCACGCCTTTCTCATGCAGGTACTGGTTCATCCGCTTCGCGCTCCATCCATAATCTTTCGCGAATTCCGATACCGCCAGCAGGCTGGGGCTGTTCAGAACCACATCGTAATAACTCGCCTTCGGCCGCATCTCCGCAAGCTGCTGCTTCTGCACGGCAGTCTCCTGTTCCAGCGCCATCCTCTTCAGCCGCTCGGCCTTAAACGCCTGCAGCGCCTCGATCAGGGCATCCGTGTTGTTCACGATATCGTCCATCAGGAAAACGCCATGCCTGCGGATCGCCGGAAGGATTTCCGATGTCACCCATCTCTTGAAGCGTTTGGCGGACGGAAGTTTGCTGGACAGGATCAGGCTGTAAAGGCCGGATTCGTTGATAAACACCGGCGTCTGCTCCCTTCCGATGGAGTCGCGGATCGCTACCCCATCCATTCTGTCCTCTTCATCCACATGCTTCGCCAGAGCGTCCCTGGTATTGGCGTAACCAAGAATCTCCGCCACATCCTTCCCGACAAAATACGGCTCGCCATTGACTGTGATACTGCGGACCGAGCCGAATTCCGCATTGCTGAATACCTGTAACTCACTCATGAATTACCCTCCTTAGATATGAGATTTTTGAAGGGCGCGTCCCCTTCAAGTCACAGGCAAGAAAAAGGAGAGGATTTTTACCCTCTCCCGAAAATCTTTTCAATCTTTTTTATAAAACTGTGTTTCGTAGCCATCGGCTCTTAAAACCAGCCCCTCCGCCCAGGGCGGCGTCCGTCCCATCTGCTCACAGATCGCTTCCAGGGAAGCGTCCTTCCGGCATTCGATGATCAGCTCATCATGCACGTGGGCGCAGATCCGGCAGTGTGACAGTGTCCGCATGGCATAACAAAGGATATCCCTGGATATGGCCTGCACAATATTCTCCACAAATTTCGGGCCGTAGCTCTCGATCCGCTCCCACTTCTTCGTCCCGCCCACGCCTTCATAGGTCACGGATTCCCCGCCGAAGCGGTTCTCACCGATCCTCGGCCTCACATAGGCAAGCTGTCTCCCGGAAGGCAGGGTAATGAACAGCATCCCGCTGCGGCACTCAAAACGGATCCCCCGAAGGACAGACGGTTCCCGCTGCTTCACCGCCTTCTTTACCGCCCGGTCCACATCCCGCCAGAACCGGACAATGTTGGGATTCGCCGTCCGCCAGGAATCCACCAACGGCTGAAGTTCCTCTTCCGCCATTCCCATTTCCAGGGCTCCCATAGATTTCAGCGCGCCGACAGATCCTCCATATCCTAAAGCCAATTCCGCGATCTTCCCTTTCTGCCGCAGTTCCGCGTTCCGTCCATGCTTTTCCACCGGTACCCCGAACATCGCCGATGCCGAAGCGCAGTAAATATCGCCGTTCTTCACAAATACGTCCATCCTCCACCGCTCCCCGGCAAGCCAGGACAAGGCCCTGGCCTCGATGGATGAAAAGTCCGCCACGCAGAACTTCTTTCCTCCCGCAGCGACAAAAGCCGTCCGGATCAATTCCGACAATACATTCGGCACGGAATCATACAGCATGGACAGGGCTTCATAATCCCCATTTTTGACAAGGCCTCTCGCCTGTTCCAGATCCTCCATATGATTCTGCGGAAGGTTCTGCAGCTGGATGATCCGCCCGGCCCATCTGCCGCTCCGGTTAGCCCCGTAAAACTGAAACATGCCCCTCGCCCTGCCGTCCCTGCAGACAGCGTTCCGCATGGCCTGATACTTCTTTACGGAAGACTTTGCCAGCTGCAGACGGAGCTTCAATGCTTCCGCCACTTCTTCATCCATATCTCTATCCGCGATCATCCTCGCCGCGTCCTTCTTCCCCAGTGTTTCCGTCTCCACGCCCCGGCTGGACAGCCACTGCTTCATCTGCGCCACGCTGTTGGGATTTTCCAGCCCGGTGATCTCTTTCATAGAGTCTGACAGCTTATCCTTAGAAATCCCATCCAGCAGGATCGCGTTCTCCGCCAAATCCATATCCAGCAGGATCCCCCGGTCATTGATCTCCTGGTCCAGCCAGAACTCTTCCCAGACAAAATCCGGTACCGGGAAATTCCGCAGTTTCTCCTGGATGGACATCTCTGCCTCCACATCCCTCTGGTTATAGGACCTGAAACGCTCCCATTTCTCCCTGTCATGTTCCGGAAGGTTTCTGGTCCTTCCCCCATTGGCCTTCGTTGCTTTGCACGGCACG